TGGCCCGTCACCACGGCCTTTTTTTACAAGGCCGAATGACAAAACACACCTGTTGACAATGAAGCCCTGTGATTTGAAAACCCATGAGCTTGCCGAGGTCGCCCGGGCGGAAAAAGCCAAGCGTGACGCGGCAATCGTCGAAGCATATTTGCGCAACGGCACGATCCATGGCACGCGCAAGGCTTTCGACTTCACGCATTCACGCGAGGTGGTACGTAGGGCCATCAGCAAGGCCGGCGTGTACGACAAATGCAAGCGTGACCAGGTACTAATTCAGAAGTTCAAAGCCAGTCCAAAGAAGGTCAAATGGGATGATAGGTCCTATTCTAGGTCACATGGCTCAGAACTTCAGATGCAACTAGAAGCGGAGAAGATGCTTAAAGATGCGAACGTAATGTACCCTCGTCATATCCTGCGTGAGGCTCAGGTTCCCGGCTGTCAGATGCGTGCTGATTTGGTCGGTTATAACTGGGCGATTGAGACAAAGAAGGAGTGCTCGTCGCAAGGTATGCTTACGGCCATGGCTCAATGCCTGGTCTACCGCAGGCACCTCAACAAGCGCTTCGTCTGCATCCTCCTTCCTGACGACATAGAGCCTGCCGCTTTCTACGTAACCGAATGCCTGTCATACGGCATCCCGATCATCAAGATGTCCCAGCTGGTCTTTTGGGTTAACACCGTTCAAAACGATGCCCAGCCAAACTGAAATCGCCGAGGCCCTTGGCCTGACCCGCCAGCGCGTCTCTATCCTGGTCAAAAAAGGTATGCCCATCGACTCGGTCGAGGCCGCCACCGCTTGGAGGCAATCGCAGGAAGACGCCCGGGTACGCAAGGCGCCGACCGCACCTGAGCAGCTCGACGACGGTTCGCTTTCTGCAACCATCGAGGAGCACCGCACGCTCGTCGGTCGGGCGCGTGGGGTATGGCAGTCTGCCATGGAGCAGGGCGATCCGCATCAAGGCAAATACCAGTCAGCCTACAACGCCTCGCTCAAATCCCTAGTTCAATTAGAGGCCGAACAGGAACGCCGCGTCATCCTGACCAAAGACTTCATCTCCTCGAAGGAAGCCGGCGAAGCGATGCGCGAGATGACGGCCCGCATCGTCAACCGCCTCGACAAACTCGCCCTCGACGTGGCCGAAGGATGCAACCCCGAGAACCCGGCCAAGGCGGTCAAGGTGCTCGAGGCATGGGTGCGTCGCGTGAAGGCTGACCTCTCATCCGATGAACAAGGCTGACCTTCTACGCATCGGTCGTGACGTCCTGCGTCCGTCCGACTCGGGCGACGTCGTGGAGTGGCTGGAGTCCAACGTGCTCGCCATCCCTGACTCCCCGATGCCCGGGCCGTTCAGGTCGGAGCGCACGCCGTGGATCGCCGAAGCCCTACGCATCGCCTCCGACCCCGAGACGAAACTCCTGACCATCCTCGCCAGCATCCAGTCGGGCAAGTCCCTCTTCGCCCGCCTGCTGACTTGCCACATCATCGCCAACGCACCCGGGCCGACGATGGTGCTTCAGGCCACCGACCCTGAGGCCAAGGACTTCGCCCTGCGCTACCTCCGCCCGGTCTGGAACAACTGCCCGCCGGTGAAGGCCCGCATCTCGGTCGACGACATGGATCGCTCGACGACTACGGACTTCGACCGCATGACGCTTTACTGCCGGGGCATCTGGAATGAGGCAAACCTCCAGCGCCTGTCCCTGCGTTACACCATCGCCGACGAGTGCTGGATGAGTCCGCCTGGTCACTTGGCCGAACTGAGCGCACGCGTCACCGCGTTCGGCTGGATGGGCAAACGCATCTTCATGTCGCAGGGCGGTCGGGCTGGTCAGGAGTTCCATCAGCTGCACGAGACGACCGACCAGCGTGACTGGAACATGAGGTGTCCGAAGTGCGACCACCTCCAGCCGTGGGTCTGGGAACAGGTCCGCTTCCCCGAGGACGCCAAGTCGACCGGCACATGGGACTTGCACAAGGTGAGCGTGGGCACGACCTACGAGTGCGCCTCCTGCCGAACGCACCTGCCCGATACGAACGCCAGCCGCCTCGAGGCCAACGCCCGCGGAACCTTCGTCGCCACATCGGTCGCCGCGAACTCCGGGCACATCGGCCTGCATTGGAACTCGCTGGCCTCGATGAGTTGGGGCGAACTGGGCGTCCTGATGCTCAAGGCCAAGGAGGCTAACGACCAATACGGGGACGAGGAGCCGCGACGCATCTTCAAACAGAAACGCCTCGCCATGCCCTGGAGCGAAGAGGGCGGCGAGATGGTGGCGCTGGCCGAAGCCGCCAACTACAAGATGGGCGACCCTTGGGACGCCGAGGCCGCGATCACGCCGAAGGCCCGCGTCGTCGACCAGTCCGAAGCCGTGCCCGGAAGCATCCCTTTCCGCACGATGGGGGTGGACGTCCAGCGTGGTCACTTCTGGGTCACCGTCCGCCGATGGGCCAAGACCGGGCATAGCCGCCTGATGGCCTTCGCCCGTATTGACTCCTGGGGCAACGTCGAAGCCTTCGCCAAGCAAATGGGCGTCCATCATGCCATGATACTTGTCGATAGCGGTGACAACACGACCGAGGTCTACCGCGAGACGGCCAAGCGCAACTGGAAGACCGCCAAGGGGTCGGGCTCCGATGATTTCGCCGTGACCGACAAGTCCGGCAACACGACCCGCCGCTTCTACTCCGAGAAGCAGTCCATCGTCGTCCCTGGCATCCCGCAGCGGGCCGTCCTGATCGTGCACTCCAACACCGCCGGCAAAGACCTCCTGCACGGCCTGCGGGCCCGCAAGGTCTGGACCTACGCCCTCGACGCTACGCCCGAATATGTCGAGCAGCTGAACGCCGAAGTCCGCATCAAGGACCGCCGGACAGGGAAGCCGCAGTGGATACTCCCGCAGGGCAAGCGCGATAACCACGCCATGGACTGCGAAATCCTCGCCCTCCTGGCCGCCGTGCGCTGGGGCATCGCTGGTCGGGAAACCGCGGAAACCGACTTGCAACCGTCCTGACCCTTGGCACGATGTCTGCAAGGGTACGCCGTTTAGTGTCGCAGGAGGAAGAAGCTTGTGGCGTGGGCTGGGCGGCGTACCCCCCTTTTCTTCCAATGGTCGCAAGATAAATGGCCTCTGGACTCTTCATCGGACTGACGGAGTGCGAACTCCTCGACATCAAATCCAAGGCGGTCGCCATGATCACCGAGGGTAAGACCCTGATGTCCTATTCCGACTCCGGCTCGTCCGCGTCCAAGCAGTTCGCGATGCCTCCGAAGGAGATGCTCGCCGAGGCCATGTTCGCCCTGTCCCGCCTCGACCCGGCCACCTACGGCGCTCGCCGCACGGTCATCTCGACCGACTGGCAGAACCGTCAGGACTAACTTTCCATGGCACCCCGCAAGAAGACCGTCCCGACCGTCAGCCTCCGCCCTAAGCAGGCGTTGCCGACCACGCCCAAGCCGCAGGCTTCCTACGGCGATTGGCAGAGCATCGGCGTGACCCGTGCCCGCCGTGCGGCCTACGGTGCGGAGCCCCGTGACCTCCGTCGCGACCTGACGCCCTACGACCGCCTGACGATGGTACGCAAGTGCCGCTGGGCCGAACGTAACTCCGGGCTGTTCAAGCAGATTTTAGCGGACATCTGCCTCTACACCGTGGGCGACGGCATCAAGCCGCAGAGCCACGCGTCGACCCCTGAGATGCAGGAACGCTACGAGGCTTACTTCGCCGAGAAGGCCAAGCGTATCGACATCACGAACCGCTTCAGTTTCTATCAGGCCCAGTCCATCCTCCTTCGCGGCATGATCCGCGACGGCGACTCCTTCGCCGCCAAGGTCCGCAACGCGAGCGGCGAAGCGAAACTCCAGCTGATGGAGGCCCACCGCGTCGGCGACCCCCTCGAAGGCAAGGTGCCCGAAGGTATGCACGACGGCATCCAGTTCGGTCCGTTCGGCGAATACATCGCCGTGAACGTCTACCGCTCCGACGGCTCTTCCCGCCAAATCCTCGCCCAGTCGATGATGATGGTGGTCGACCAGGAGTACGCCTCCGGCGCCCGTGGCGTCCCGCTGCTCCAGCACAGCATCAACAGCATCCAGGACGAGATGGAAATCCTCGCCCTTGAGAAGCAGGCCGTGAAGGACAACGGCGATGTCACCCGCGTCATCAAGAAGCAGGGCGGCACGATTGACTCCGACATGGCCGGAGAACTCGGCAACGCCAACGGCTCATCCTACTCCAACCTCGCCAATACGATGGGCGGCAAGCTCATCGCCCTTGAGCCAGGGGAGGATATGACGTCGTTCCAGAGCAACCGTCCGAACGCTACCTTCACCGGCTTCCTTGCTGCGCTGGAACGCGACATCTCGCAAGGCGTCCTGCCTTACGAGTTCGTCGGCGACTCATCCAAGCTGGGCGGCGCTACTGTCCGCCTCATCACGGCCAAGGCTGGCCGCGTCTTCTCGAAGTACCAGACCATCATGATCGAGAACTTCTGCGTCCCGACGTGGGGTTACATCATCGGGCAGGCCATCGCCGCCGGCGAACTCCCTGACGACCCGCAGTGGGCCTCCGTCTCCTGGACGACCCCGAAGTCCGTCACCGTCGACGCAGGCCGCGAAGCCGCGAATGACCGGGCCGACGTCGAGATGGGCCTCCTGTCCATGTCGGAACTCTATGCCCAGCGCGGCCTAGACTTCCGCACCGAGATGCAGAAGCGCGCCGCCGACATGGTCCACATCAAGGACTTGGCCGAAGAATACGGCATCCCTTTCGAACTCCTCTTCCGTCCGTCCAACACCCCGGTCGGCACGATCAGCGGAGACGTCGAGGACAGCGCCGACATTGGCGAGTCCGAAGACCCGATGGAAGGCGAAGACGAACCCTCTGACCTCGAAGAGCCCAAGCAGCTCGACGAACCTAATTCCTAATTTCCTATGCGTTTCCTCACCAACGGACTGTCGGGCCGCGAGCCCCTTCTCATCGACCCGACCAAGGCGAAAGACCACGCGGTCCTCGCCGAGAAGTTCGGCTTCACGGATATGCTCGCCCAGCTCTTCGGCGTCGCCCCCAAGCCCTACGTCGTGGACGGCATCGGAATCATCCCGGTCGTCGGCGTCATCGGCAAGGGCCTGAGCCCGCTTGAGAAGATGATGGGCGCCGTGGACGTCA